ACGATGACCGCGAATAGAAGTTTGATATTCCCGGATTCTTGTGAAAAAACCTATCTTGTAATTGACGGCACTACTAGAAGCACGAACCATTACACAATAACAGTTAAGACAAGTTCAGGTACAGGTGTAACTATGCCTGTTGGATCTACAATGCTCGTGATTGTAGATGGCACGAATGTTATAACGGGCATCACGGAACGTGGATTCATATCAACTAGTAATGCGTACACTGCTGTAAATCATGATCAAGTTATTGTTGACACAAGTTCTGCTGCAGTGACAGTCACACTACCGGCTAGTCCTGCTGTGGGTAATGAAGTACACTTTATAGATGGTAAACTAAACTTTGGATCAAACAATTTGACTATTGGTAGAAACAGTCAACCTATTCAAGGTGTCGCTAGTGATTTAGTTGTTAGTACAAACGGACAAAACTTTACACTAGTCTATGCAAATTCAACAAAAGGTTGGGTGAAGAAACACTTTGCTGGAACGTAAGAGGTTTACATGGCTCTTATTGATTTTAAAATTACACCAGGTATAGATAAACAAAACACAACTAAAGGTGCAGAGAATCGTTGGATCGATAGTGACAACGTGCGTTTTAGATACGGCTTGCCGGAAAAAGTTGGTGGTTGGTCGTCACTTGTAAATGAAAGTATAGTCGGTGTAGTTAGAAGCCAACACCCTTTCTTAGATATTTCAGGTAACAGATATGTTGCATTAGGCACGGATAAGTTTTTACTTTTATACTTTGAGGGTCAATTGTATGACATATCACCTTTTGATTCATCAAGACAACAAACAAGTTGCACACTTGCAACAACAGACGACTCAACATCAGTAACTATAACAACAGGATCAGCACATGGTTTATCGGCTGAAGATATTATTTTGCTTGACTCAGTAACCTTGCCTAGTGGAACGGGGCTTAGTGCATCAAACTTTGAAGACAAAACATTTATGGTTGTAACTGTTCCAAGTTCTACTACTTTTACAATTACATCAACAGCTGCTGCAGGAGCAACTGTATCAACAGGAGGTTCTACGACTGTAGAATTCTTTACAAAAGTTGGTCCACAAAAACAAACATACGGATATGGTTGGGGTGTTGGCGCATGGGGTGGTACTTTATCAACGGCTGCAACTACAACTATTAATGAAGGTGCAGAATTTGCAAATAATGACACTACTTTAACTTTAACTAGTGGCACTGCTTTTCCAAGTGCTGGAACTATAGCTATTGGCACAGAACTAATTACATATACAGGTAAATCTACTAATAACTTAACGGGTCTTACAAGGGGTGCTCTTGGAACATCGGCTGCAGCTCATGCTGATGGTGCAACCGTAACGGATGCATCAGACTTTAGTGGTTGGGGCACAGCTTTGCCCGCAAACCAAACAACACTAGAACCTGGTTTATGGTCACTAGATAACTTTGGTGAAGTGTTGATTGCAACGATTGCAAACGGTGAAACATTTACTTGGAACCCATCAGCATCAAATAGACTAACAGTTAGAGCATCAAAAAGCACAAGTGGTTTTGCAACAAGTAACAATCCTACAGCATCAAGGATAACATTAATATCACCTACAGCTAGACACCTTATACATCTTGGAACTGAAACAACTATTGGAACAACAAGCACACAAGACGATATGTTTATACGTTTCTCTGTGCAAGAGGACATAAACACATTTACACCAACTTCTACAAACACAGCAGGAACTCTTAGACTACAAGATGGCACAAAGATTGTAGGCGCACTAAAAGCAAAAGAAAGTATTCTTGTGTTTACAGACAATGCTTTGTACACAATGAAATACATAGGCTCACCTTTTTATTTTGGTGTAGAACAAGTTGGTACAAACTGTGGTTTGATAGGCCGTAACGCTGCGGTTGAAGTTGATGGTGTTGCATACTGGATGAGTTCTAAAGGATTCTTATTGTATGATGGTACAGTTAAAACACTGCCTTGTTCTGTGGAGGATGAGGTCTATGACAATTTAGATTCTACAAAAGGTCAACAGATAGCAGCAGGGTTAAATAATTTATTTTCAGAAATAGTATGGTGGTATCCAGCAGATAGTGATTTTAATAATAAAGGTGTATCTTATAATTATGCAGAATCGCAAGGTGTACCTGGAGGTGTATGGGCACTGTCTACAGAATCAAGATCATCTTGGATGGATGCAAAAATATACGAAAGACCATATGCAACTAAGTTTGATACATCTGGCACAGGGACTTTTCCTGTGGTTCAAGGACAAGTTGGTTTGGGACAAACTAAATATTTCCAACACGAAATAGGAACAGACCAAGTAAATGAAGATGGGTCTGTAACAACAGTAACATCAAACTTACAGTCTTATGATTTAGATCTACAGACACAAGCTGGGGCTGGTGACATATTTGTATCTGTCAGTAGATTCATACCTGATTTTAAAGCTTTGAACGGAAACGCAGATGTAACCCTATCTGTAAAAAGATTTCCGTCACAAACAGAATCATCATCAACAAATAGTCCATTTACTATAAACTCGTCCACCACTAAAAAAGATACAAGAGCTAGGGGTCGTTATGTTAATGTAAAAATAGAAAACACAGCTGCAAATGAATCTTGGAGATATGGAACTTTGATGTTGGATGTAAAACCGGATGGAGCTAGATAATGTCAAGAGTAATAGTTAGATTGCCGGAACCAAAAGATGAGTACGAAGTTAGTACACAAAGACAAATTAACAGAGCTGTTACAGGTGTGGTTGATCAATTAAATACAACATATCAACAAGTGTTAAAAGATGAACAAGAGCAGGAGGCTTTCTTTTTTTCCTAATGTCAAATAGTTTTAAAAATTCAAAAGTAGACCTTACAACCACAAACGATACAGTTCTATATACTGTGCCTGCAGAAAGCACAGCTATTGTAAAATCAATATTAGTATCTAATGATGACGCTAGTAATGCGTGCGAGATAACAGTTACTTTATTAAATACAGGTAATACTGTATTTAGTTTATTTAAACAAAAAGACATATCTGCTAAAACAACTGTAGAACTATTGACCAACTCGTTGGTCATGAATGAGGATGAAGAGTTAAAAGTACAGGCTGAAAATGCAAACGATTTGCACGTGGTCTGTTCTTATTTAGAAATAAAAAGAGAGTTTCAGTAAGGAGGAACTATGGCGTTTGAAGAACCAGGATCAGTAGCATGGCTATACGAGGGCGACAAAAAAATAGCTCAAGTAAAGGTTGACACTACGGTGGTATTAAAAAACTTAAAAACAGGTAAAGAGTATGACTCTGATGCAGAGGGTGATGCTGATGTAGATAGCCCAGATACTGACACTAAAAGAGAGGATATCTCTAGAAGTGTCTATATAAAGGTGGCTAAAATGCCTGCTGTAGGCTCAGAATCGTAGTTGCAATTTATGGTAAAAGGATATAAATTTAAAAAATCTATAGGCTTTTTAACAAGCGTAGCCAGCTTGCTTACTCACATTATTGATATGGACAATTAATTATGCAATACGGACTAGCAAATTTAGCAGACAGACCACAATTTGGATTTGGATCATTTATTAAAAAAGCGGTTAAAAAAATATCTAAACCTATAAAAAAGATAATACCAAAAGAGATTAGGCCTTTTGTGCCTGCTATTGCGGGTATGTTCTTAGGCCCAGCTGCGGGCAGCATGCTTGGCAAATTTGGAGCAGGTCTTGCTGCGAAAAGCGGTATACTTGGAGGTCTTGGTACGGCTTTAAGTAACCCAATGGTTACCGGTGGTTTAGGAAGAGCACTTGTTGATGTAGGTGCACAAGCACTAACATCGGATCGTATATCACCATTGTCAGTTGCATTGTCAGGTGGACTTGGTGCTCTTGGTGGATACGAGTCTGGTAGTCTTTTAAATAAAGGCACAACAGCTCGTGGTATGAATTTAAAGGCACCAAGTAAATTTAGAGTTGGTTTAGACAAAGCCCTAACACAAGGTGCGAAACTTGGTAACGTTGGTAATTTAGGAAGTGATGATTTTAATTTGTTGGGAGCAGCGAAAGCCGCAAACATTGGTGGCACATTAAAAGGTGCTGATGATGCACTAGCTCAACAGAAAAAAGATGCTGCCATAGCAGGCGCAAAAAACGCTGCTTTCTTTGAAGCGGACAATGCAAGCAGAAGACAGAGCATTATAGACTCTATGTTGGCTGCAGGATTTTCTTTAGATCAAGCACAGGCTGCGGCTGCTGAGGAAGGATACGCATTTGGTGGTAGAGTGGGATTTGATGATGGTGGATCACCTGGTGCTAATGAAGAAGCTATGTTTGATATGATGCAAAAATTAGATAGTGGTGAGTTTTATATTGACGAAGAAGGTAATCTAAGAAGAATACCAAGAAAAAGACCTAGAATGAATACAACACCTGGCATGAATGAAGATGCGATTGCAGAACAAATGCTTAGAATGCAAATGAATGAAAGAATGGGCAGAGCAGAGGGAGGCGATGTTCCAGGTCTACCAGAGGGCAGACAAGTAGATGCAAGAGAAGGTATGTTCATACCTATGGGAGGAGCGAAGAGAGCTGACGATGTGCCAGCGATGTTATCGGTCAACGAGTTTGTATTAAATGATGATGCGGTTGCAGGACTTGGTAAACTAATGACAGGTGATCCTGACCCAAGAGCCGGTGCTCGCGCATTATATAAAATACAAGACCAATTGGAGGCAATGGTATAATGTCAACTAATCAAAATTTAACACAAACAAGTATTGTAAAAGACCCTACCTATGTAGAAGGTCCAGCAAAAGCATTTTCAACAAGAATTACAAGTTTACTTGATCCAAGCAAAATAGAAGTAGACCCATCAAAATTTCAACAACAAGTTGCAGGACTATCACCTCTACAACAACAAGCAGCGCAGCAAGCTGCAACACAAGCGGGTCTTGGTTCTTTATCCTTTGATCCATCAGGTGCAGTGTCAGGAGTTGGTCAAGGAACGGGAATCGCGGGCTTTCAACCTTTCTTATCTGCAGCAGCAGGATTAACAGGGCCACAAGCTTTTCAACCTTTTATGTCACCTTTTCAACAACAGGTAATCGATACAACCAAACAAGCTTTTGAACAAGAAAGAGCCGGAGGCAGACAAGCAATTGCGGATGCTGCTATTCAATCTGGTGCATTTGGTGGTGGTCGTGAAGGTGTGCAAAGAGCTGTGTATGATGCGGAGACTGCAGCACAGATGGCAAGACTAGAAGCAGATCTAAGATCAAAAGGATTTGCACAAGCGCAAGATCAAGCAGCAAGAGCATTTGACATGCAAACAGGACTTGCAAGATTGCAACCAGAGTTAGCATCTGGTTTGCAAAAATCACTATCTGGTTTTGGCACACAGTCGCAAGCACAACAGCAACAAGTTCTTGATGCAGATCAAGCTAACAGAAGAAGACAAGAAGAAGCGTTTAGAAATCAATTAATAGACTTTGGAAATTTATTTGGCACATTGAAATCAGGAGCACCAACAATGACACAAAAGTTTGAACCAGCACCAACAGCTCTTCAAGGTATTATTGGAACGGGTACAATGTTAGGTAGTGTTCTTGGTGGGCTCGGAAGTATATTAGGACAAGGATAATGAGTAGAACTTTAAAAAGACCAATGTTTAGAAGAGGTGGCTTTGCTGACACCGGTATCATGGATGGGTTTTCTAATGGTGGTGAAGTTGAAAGAGACAGACAGACAGGTAAATTTTCTGGCATGCCAGCAACTTTTGGTGCCGAAGATATGTTAGGCATGGCTAGAGAAGAAGCAGCATCAGCGCCAGCGCCAACACAACCTGTATTTACTAGAAGAGAAATGGAAGATGAGCCACTTATGGGTTTATCCGACTATGCATCATTATTTAAACTAGGAGCAAACATAGCTAGTGCACCAGGACGTGGTGACGGTTTGGGTGGATTACTTGCATCAGCAGGTCCTTCATTAGCACAAGCTGCTGATGAGTTTGGAGCAAGTCAAGAAGCTAAAGCTGCTAGAAGACGAGAGTTTGAAAAAGCTGAGGATGCTAGAGAGGATGCATTTAAAGAAGCTAGAATGGGTGAAGAGTTTCAAACAGGCTTGCTAAGAGAAGAGTTTGATTTAAAAACAACTTTAGAAAAATTAAAAATAGAATTAGATCCACCAGATGCAATTGTTAGATTAAGACAAGCTGAGCCTTTGCAAGCAGAATTAGCTAATGCAAAAACTAGAAAAGAACAAATTTATGCTACCGGAACTCCAAAAGAAAAAAGAGATATTTTATTAGAAATTAGAAATCTTCAAAACCAAATAGCTGGCGTGATGGGTCAAGCAGTTGATGTCGGTGAATTAGATGACAGAGACAGAAGAAGAATAGAGTCTCTTGCTGAGGACGAAGCGCTAGCTTTACTTGAGTTAGACGATATACCAGAATCCGGAGAAGAGTTACGAGAATACAATCAGTTAGCTGAAGAAATTAGACAGTATAAAATTGTAGAAGAATTAATAATATTAACTCAAGGTGCAACTTTTGCTGAGGGTGGACGAGTAGGTCTAGCAAATGGCGGTGGACCTTTTGAACCAGGAAGCGGCCCAGATCCAGATCCAGGCTCACCACCTATAATGCGAGGTGACAGTCCTATGTTAACCTTTGAAGAGCTAAGAGCTAGACTACCTAGAGAAGTATCTGACCAAGTCGTAAGACTTATTGCAACAAGTGAAAATGCACTGTTAGACTTTGCAAACATAGACACACAAGAAGACATAGCAATCTTTAATCAAAAATATAACGTGGATTTACAATTACCGACACAGGTAGCGTAAAATGAGTAATGGTATATTAGATACAATTGCTGACACCGCAATCGGTGCAGTCAGCGGTAATCGTCGTTTTGAAAATTTTCAACAAAGAAAAAACCCTCAAAATGAATTAGAGTTATTAAACTCCAAACGTAAAGCTTTGGAGAACATGACTTCAGAATACAAACAAAGATTAATGGAAAGACAAGGTGTTAATCGTGAAATGGATTTAGACATAGGTTCATCGTATGATTCATACATCAAAGCTTTTAAATCTGCAGAAGATGCAGATTTTGCAGATACATTAACAAAAGGTTATAAGACACAAAACCTTATAGCTGGTGTGGGTAATGAAATAGCAGGCCTAGCAGCTTTAGCTGGTGTGTTGCCTGGTGTTACCATGGAAGGCATATACGAAAGTTTAAGAACGCCAATAAAATATAATAGAGACCTCATGGGTGATTTAACACCAGATGAAGATAGATTTATACAAGATTTTATAGAAGAAAATTCAATTGCGGTTCAAGGAGGTAGGGCGGTTGTTCTTGTGCCTGAGGTAATTGCAACGCTTTCAGGTATTAATCCAAAAATGATTAATAGAATTAATTCTTTTGTCAACAAACGAAATACTGGTGAAAAATTAACAGCAGCTGAAAACAGGCAAATGTTAAGTGATGTAGATGAAATAAAAAAAATGTATGCAAGACCAACTCAAAAATTAATTACTAAACCAGCTCCCATTCCAGACGAGCTTTCAGAATTTAAACAAATAACGGAGCCAGTAGAGGTGCGTTCTAAAAGTAAAAAGGGTAAAGAAATTAAATATTTAAGAGAGCCAGAATTTGGACGAGAAAACACTTATGAAATAGCTCCTGGCAAATTTGCTACTGCAGAACAAATAACAGAAGCAAAAAAATTATTTAACGAGGGAACTTTACAAAAAGAAATACAAGAAAAAATAGGTAGGTCAGAACCAATTGTAAGAGCAATTTTAAAAAGTTCTGTAGCAGAAAAAGGTGGCACAAGAACAATTGCAACAATATCAAAAATTGTAGATGAAAATAGAAAAAAATTAATTAAACAATTAGAAGAAGGCAAGCTTCAAAACGTTGATTCTTCTATGAAAGCAAATATATTAGATCAATTTAAAAAAATAAATGACCCTAAATTTGTTAAAAAAGCAGTTAGAGAAAGAACTTTTAGTGATGTTACAAGATCTTTTGATCTTAATTTAAACAAAGTTAAAGAATTACAAGAAAAAGCAAAAGGTCTTTTCACAGCTTCAAACGCCATTAAATCTTTACAGAAGAAAGGAGTTAAAATTAATAAACAAATGTTAAGTCAAGGTGGTCGCCAAACAGAGGTAAGTGAAGTTGCGGCAGGTGTGCAAAAAATTTTAAAACCACAACAAATTAAACTTAGATCAACACCCAAAGAAATTAGAGAAGCAAAAAAAGTAGCAGAAAAAAAAGGAACAAAACTTGTGCTTGACGAGCAAGGTGCTGTTTTGGGTAGAGATAGAATTTTTGTAAAACCGTTAACCGATAACCAAACTCAAAAACTTAAAAAAACAATAGAAGAAAATCAACAGCCAACACTTATGATAGATACGGCTGAAAGAGTTTTAAAGTATTTAGATGATCCTATTTTGGGAACAGAACTTAAAAACGGAAGACTACCTTCTTTAAAAGAATTTATGACTAGAACTAATGATGGACCTAGCACAATAGGAACTGCAATTGCACAGTTAGTTAGAAGATTAGATGGATCAAAATATAAAACCCCATACGCAACACAAAAAGGTGGCAAACGAACACGTGACAGTAGAACCATAAAAACTACTCAGGACTACGACAAAATTAGAAGAAATAGAATTAGGGCAGAAAAAATATTTGAACAGTTGGGACAACAGAAAGAAGGTTTAGACACTTTTTATAATCAATTTTATGATTTGATGTCGGAAAACTTAGACAACGTTTTAGGTAAAACAACAAAAACAAAAAATATAAAAAGAAACATACGCGATACTTTAAAAAGTAAATACAAAATTGTAATGGACGATATAAACCCAATGTCTGTAAACATACATGAACCATCAAGTATAATAGCGTCCGGCAGAGCAGACATACCTTCTTTTTCTAATTTTGTTAGGTTAGAAAAAGCAGGTTTAAATCAAGGTTTAATAAGAAGAACTCAAGCCGAACTTAGTAAATCTTTACAAAGAATTTTGGAAGATCCAAAAAAATTTACAACAGAAGCCAGACGATACAACCAATTAATAGATAGAGAAATTGCAAAACATTTAAGAGAAACCGGAGAAAATTTAGAGGGTAGGTTTGTTTACATAAGAAAACCTAGTCACGTAAGAAAACAATTTACTAGAGAAGAGTTAGATAGGTTTAAAGAAGATTACGGAATGTTTTTAGAGGACGAAGCTAAAAAAGCTGGGTTTTCTTTAGAGTTACCAGAGGATGTTATTCCTGTAGAAGATTTACTTCAAGAAACACCAGAGGCTATTGAAATGATTAATAAAGCCAAAGCTGGTTTTAATCAAGGTGGCCGAGTTACGGACGAAATACAAGATAGAAGAGACGCTGGAAGAGAATACGATAATGGTAGATTTGTAGTTGACAACCTACAAAACCTTGAGTCTGTGAAAGCACTACAAGAACAAATAAAAAAAGCATACGAGTCAGAGATAGCTGTTGGTATCAGAGACGCATCAGAAAAAAAGTTTGAAGAAATACAAGAAGATGCAAAAAAACAATTAAGAAACGAAAGACCAGTTAAATTTAAAGCATCAGAACTGGCAAACGCTGCAGAAGAATTTGTGTTTAAACCTGCAGGAACTTTGATGACAGCCCCTGTGGTTGGTGCATTAAACACTATTGAGTTTGCATACAACTCGGCTAGAAAAGGTGTAGAAAATGATGTGGACATGAAAGAAAAATTTCCAAGTGTTTATAAACTATTTGATTACTACACATCAGGCATTGGTCCAACACCAGATGAACAAACATATGTAGGATTTATTGATGAGTCTATTAGATCAGTGCAAAAGGGTGGACAGAATCTTGCATATAGTGTTTTAGATTTAGCTTTTACCATTCCTGATTTTGCATTTGATACAAAATTGCAAGAAGAATTACAAAAAGCGTACGATGAAAAAGCTTTTGCTGATCCAGAAACATTTTTAGGAGACGCAGGGTCCATACTTGTTGAGTTTGGTGTGCCGAGCACAGTAGCTTTTAAATTTTTAAATATGTTACGTAGAGGATTAAAAGCACGGACTGGTGTTAATTTAATGACTACATCAACGTATGGCATGAAAGGTGCAGAAAAAGCAAAGACAGCCATATCTAACGTTGCAAAAAGAGTTGGTGTTGTAGCACCCTCTGCTTTTTTAGGTGAGTTTGTAGGTGGTGGGCCATACAATACGGTATCAAGAGAGTTTGCGGATGATCCATTATTTTTAGATGAGACACTCGGATACGATTACATAGATACAAGAGAGTTATCAGGCAAAGAATTACAGATAGCCAACTTTAAAAATAGAATTAGGTTTGGAACAGACGGCGCCATTGTTGCAGGCATGTTTCCACTTCTTGGCCCAGCATTAGCAAAAGCCACGAAGAACGGTTTGATAAAACCATCAGCGTATATAGCCGGTAAAGGACTACAAGCAGTTAATTATTTAGGTATAAAACCCGTGTCTTATTTGTTGGCAAGAACTCCTGGAGTATCACAAACAGGTCAGATAGCTGCAAAAGGTTTAAGTTTAGGTGCTCAATTTTTAGGTAAAGATGTTTTAGCAAGAGCTGCCGTAGGACTTATGGGCACGCCTACACTAAAACAGTTACCAGATTTTAAAGATTGGAGAATGTTTGAGGTTACATCAGAAGATCCATTACAAAAAAATCTTAAAAGATTTGATAACTTTTTATCTTTCTTTAGAGATAGCGCTAATCAATCAGCCAATAGATTTTTCTTAACAGGTCAAACAGAAAGAAAAATAAAAGCAACATCTAGAAAAATAGAAAAACAATTAGATATAATTGAAAAACGTGCTTATGATTTAGCTAGAGGTTTTTTAAAAGACTATAATACAAACACAACGTCACCCGCAAAACAACAGTATTATTTGGACCAAGTAATATCTTATTTAAAAGGACAGGTTAAATTAGTTGATTTACCAACTCAACTACAAAATCCTGCTGAAGCTTTGAATAAAAATTTTATAAATATTAAAAGAGAGTTTACAGATGTTTTACCTGATGGTGCTGGCCTAAAAGATTATTTAAACACTAATCTAAGAGAGTATATGCGTGCTTCTTTTGCATCATTTACAAACCCACTATATAAACCGGATAAAAAGTTAGTTGATAGAGCTGTAGATTTTATGGTTGATAGAATTAACAAAAACGAAAACATGATTGAAACTGCTCTAAGAGCAAGTAATTTACCACCTGAAGAGGCGATTAAAAGTTTTGCAAAAAAACAAGTTGAAAGTATATTACAAAGAGGTAAAGCAGACGGACAAGATCCATTAGAAACTTTACAATTTATTGCTAGAGACAATTTAAAAATGGACGACCTTGTGGTGCAAACAGGTGAAGAGTTACCTGATGTAATAAAGAAACTACTTGGTGAAGAAAAAAGTTTAAGAACATCAGTAATGACAACAGCTTCTGATCTTGCATCACAAACAGCAAATGTTCAAATGTATGACAAGTTAACTGGTCTTGGTCTTAGAGAAGGTTGGTTATTTTCTAGCGCTGAAGAGGCTATTGCAGCGGGAATCGCTGACCCCAAAAAAGTTGGACCAAGATTACCTGGTTTAGGAAAACTAGACAGTTCCATATCTGAAGCATATGGCAATAAAGAAATTATAGATTCAATTGTAGGCTCATCAGGTATTCTTGATGACGTTGTAAAAAATTCATTATATCAAAACTTGCTTGCATACAAAGCTATGGTGCAAACAGGTAAAACAGTGTTTTCTCCAGCCACACAAACTCGTAACTTTGGAAGTGCAAGCTTTTTTCCATTACAAAGCGGTCACATAGGTGGGGCTGCGTCTGTTACAGATGCTTTTAAAATAATATTAGATGATGTTTTTGGTGCAGGTAAAACTTTAAATGAACAAGAACTGATAGATAGAATAGCAAGAAAAGTAGAACTTGGTGTGTTAGATGAAAACGTGGTTGTGTCTGAATTAAAAGATATCTTAAAAGATGTAAAAAGTGGTAACATGAGAACATTAGCCAAGTTTTCAAACAAAGTAGATAACACTAAACTAGCTGATGTTGCGACAAGATTATACGCCGGTGGCGATAATGTTTGGAAATGGTATGGTCATGAGTTTGTAATGTCACAACTTAAAAATGGTTTTAAAAATGTTGATGAGTTAGCGTTAGAATACAAAAAAGTTTTTGGTGCTGATATAAAACCAAAAAATCTACAAGAAGGATTAGAACAATACGCCGCTAGTTTAATTAGAGACACGTATCCAACATATAGTAAAGTGCCCAAAGCAATTCAAGCTATTAGAAAATTATTTTTTATAGGTAACTTTGTTTCTTTTCCTGCTGAAATACTTAGAACGACCTTTGCAACCACAGGCATTGCTTTAAAACACATAGCGTCAGACAACGCAGCACTTAGAGAATTAGGATACAGAACTTTGATGGGACAGTTTATAACGTATGGTGGTATAGGAGCGGGCACAGCTTATCTTGGACAAGCAATGACAAACGTTACAACTCAAGAGTTAGAAGACATCAAACGATATTTTGTTCCAGAATTTATGAGATTTAGTGATCTAGTGCCGTTAACCAATGTTGAAGATGGAGTTGTTAAAGTTTTCGATAATTCTAGATATTTTCCATATGATTTGATTACAGCAACTGTTGGCAATGCCATAAATAGAGCTTTTACACAAAGAGAACAATTGGACCCAGAACAAATAGAAACTGACATGTTTAGAGACATATACAATTATTCAGGACCTCTTGCCGATTTAGCTGGTGGCACCTTTCTTGGTGTGTCTATTGGTTATGAACCCGCGCTTGATTTTTTAAGAGGTGGTAAAACTAAAACTGGAAGATCCATATACTCTAAAACTGATACTACATTAGAAAAATTTGATAAAATGTTTGCACATACATTTGACACAATCAATCCTGGTTTTATTAGAACGTTGGAAAATTTATACGGAGGTGCCGCTGGTGCTCTTACAGGAACAGGTCAACCCATAAAGTTTACTGATCAAATGTTTAAAGTGCTTGGTGGATCATCAGTCACAATAGATGTGCCAGGATCTTTAAGATACCAGGTTGGAAAGTTAAAATCTAGTTTTAAAGAACCAAGAGTATCTGAGGGATTCTTTAGACCAGACTTTAGAACAGCAGCTCAATTGGTTAGAGAGTATAATGAACAAAACGAGGAAGCATTTAGAGAACAATATGAATTTTTTAAAGTTGTTAGAGCTGCATTAAGAAATGATTTTATGTCAGAGGATGATGTTTTTGATGTTTTAAAAGAACGTGTCGGTAAGAAAACAGCTTACAACGTAATAGATGGCATATTTACACCTTTAAGTATTAGTGAGGGTGCATTAGAAGGTAGATATGAAAACATAAAAAGAGGCAATCCAAAACAACGTTTTCGTGAATCTGAATATTTACCTATTGATGATCTTGAAAACGCAAAAGATGATTGGATGGATTTAAACTTTGAAGATTACGAACGAGAATTAAAAGAGCCAAAACAAAGAAAACAAATGTCTGAAGCTCCTGCTACACAACCTGTAGACCAAGAACCTCAGACACCACAGTTACCTGACACGGCTGCAGCACAACCAGGACCACCGCCAGTGGCATCAGTGCCTAACCCAGCAACTGGATTGACACCTGTTGAAAGTTCTTTATTATCGCGCGAAGAACAACGTATTCGACAACGACAGAGGGGACTAGCATAGTGAACGATACTGTACAAGGTATAACTCCTGAAGACGACAGAGAGCATATTATCTCTCTGTATGGTCATGTTAAAGGTGTTGAGCGTGAAATAGAATTAATAAAAACTAATCACCTCGCGCACCTGGATCAAAAAATTTCACACGTACATGAAGACGTAGAGAAATTGGGTGGTAAAATAGATCGGATCTATTGGGTTGTCGTTTCTACAGTGGGGGCTGTAGGATTAATGTTTATAGAAACTTTATTGGGGATGTTATAATGAATTGTAAAAATTGTGAACATAGTTGCCACTGTGGAAACAGCGGCGAATGTCCGATTGAAGATTGTAATTGTATAAACTGTGAACACTATGAAACTGACAAATAATTTTTCACTAGCAGAGATGACTAAATCTCAAACTGCAACTCGTAAGGGCATTAGAAATGAACCCTCAACCGAGCACGTAGAAAATCTTATTCACCTAGCGGAGACTGTCCTACAACCAGTGCGTGAGCACTTTGGTAAATCGGTCGTTATATCCTCAGGCTATCGTAGCCCAGAGTTGTGCGAGGCTATCGGGTCTTCGGCTAAGTCACAACATGCTAAGGGTGAGGCAGCAGACTTTGAGATTCATGGAGTTGACAACATGCAACTCGCAACGTGGATTAGTAAAAATACAATATTTGATCAGTTAATCCTGGAGTATTATGAACCAGGTGATCCGAATTCAGGATGGGTGCACTGTTCAGCGGTGAAGGAAGGACCGAGAGCACAAGTATTAAAAGCAACAAAAGTAGAAGGGAAGACCAAATACGAAAATATACTTCTCTAGATCCAGTCTTTGATATCTTCTCCCATAATTTCATTAGCTATATTTATTTTACTTCTTAGTGATTTAACGATACGTTCATCTATCGTATTTTCAGCTATCAAGTCAACATAGGTTACACTGCCAGTTTGGCCGATACGGTGAGCTCGATCTTCCGACTGCAATCTTTTTTCAAGATCATAGTTGTTAGAATAGTACACAACAGTGTTGGCAGCAGTTAGGGTAATTCCATACCCTCCAGTCTGTGCATTTCCTACAAAATAGCGTACAGGGCCGTTTTTCTCTTGAAATAGAGCAATCTGCTCCTGGCGGACCTTAGGGTCTACCGCACCATGATATTCGACTGTAGAGTCTTCTCCGTAAGCTTTTTTCAAAGAACTTACTATGTTTTTTATATCTTCTACATAGTTTGCCCAAATAATTACTTTACCCTCTGTCTCCTCTAGTAACTCCATTAAAGAATTAATTCTGTTGTTTTTAAGATGTGTGATCGTGTCGTCGTCCGCCTTAAAATGGCCACAAGTTACTTGATGCAATCTCATAAGTTGTGTCATAACATTTACAGTTGACATCATTTTGCCATCGTCAAGTATAGCGAGCGCCATCTCTTTCATTTGCCGGTAAACTTTTTTCTGTTCATCGGTTAGTTCTACTAATCTTTTTGTAAAAACTTTTTCTGGTAAATCTAAACAATCTTCTTTTAACACACGATAAGAAAATTTGTCTAGCTTATCTGCTAGTTCTCCTAGTCTCCTGTAGCTACCAACAATCTGTACACGACGTCCACCGAAATTTCTTTCTAGCATGTGAGCGTAACGAGATCGATACGCATAGTAAGAGTCATAACCAAGATGGAAAGGATCTAGAAACTTGCACTGACTAAACAGGTCAAGAGGTGACTTAGTAACTGGAGAGCCTGTTAATATTCTACGGTACTTCGCGAGATCCCCTATGTTTAAAATATTTTTTGTTCGCTTTGCTGTCGGACTCTTGATTGTCGTAGATTCATCAATCCCAATTAAAGCTCTTCCAACAAATATGTTAAGAAAACTTCGAGCAAAGTCCACTCCTTTTTGTGTAGAAAATGCTTCTACGTTCATTATCAACAACTTAAGATCACCTTTATCATTAAATAAAGTATCAAGTTCCATTTGTTTTTTCTTTGTAATGTTTGGTTCCCACAATACTTTTGTGTGTTCCACGTGGTCTGGTAAGTGGACCGGGAATTCTATTTGATCCCAGTTCTTGTACACACCTTTTGGTGCTACAATCAGAGCACCTTTTATGGCGCCTCTATCATAGAGCATAGCGATATTATCAACCAATACCTTAGATTTACCGGTGCCCATTTCCATGAATAAAGCATAGGTATCCTGAGCCCATGACTTTTCTAATGCTTCGAGTTGATGCTCGTAAGGCTTAGTTTTAAACTTATAATGTTTTATCATATTTTCTTTCTTGACTTTTATATAATGATCCTTACATTCAATGTCAACCATAAACAGGAGAAAGAAATGGATAAAGATAAGATTATACAGTCACTACTCAAGATGTTGCAAAAAAACAACAGTGAGATGATTAATTTGAATATTCAAATTGATGACTTGACAGATAAACTAAACACAGCTAATGCTGTTGAAAAGAAAGAAAACGAGAATGAAGAATCAAATATTCGAACTGTACAAACCGAAAAGCCTAACTAATTTTTTAGCTTTTTTAAAAGAGAACCCTGACGAAAATTTTGTGTATGTGTTACAGCATCCACCACAAAGTATTAATATTTTATCAGCATCTGATTTTGGATATTTAGTTATTTGTTTACCAGAGAATTCACAGATGATGTTTAGTCCAGCACCTTTTATACACAAGATGAGAAAAAATTTAAGGGACTTTAAAAAATCTGATTACATACTATGCACTGGTGATCCTGCTATTATAGGATTGTCAACAGCAATTGTTGCTGAGTATACGGGTATGTTTAACCTGCTGAAGTGGGATAGGCAGGAGAAAAGATATTACCCATTATCATTTAATTTAAACAGGAGTACAGATGAGTGAGATAAACGACATTGATTTCGAAGAAGACCAACAAGAAGTTTTAGAGAAAACAGATATAAATACTTTGGCTTCTTATTGTCAGGAGCTGCAACAGGTTGAAGACCACATTGCACTTTTGGAAAAAGAAGTAAAAACACAAAAAGAAAAAGCAGACAAGATTGGCTCAGAGATTATACCAAACCTACTCGCGGAGCAGGGATTGGCATCTTTGAAGTTAGCTGATGGCAGTTCGATAGATATTAAAAAATCTTACAACTGCACAATTAAAAAAGATCAATTGGAATCAGCTTTTGAATGGCTTCGTAACAACGGACTGGGTGACATTATTAAAAATGAGGTTGCTGTACAGTTCGGGAAGGGCGAGGATAACAAGGCAGAACAACTGTTAGGCCTTGCAGTGCGAGAAGGTTATGAACCTTCGCAGAAGCAGAAGGTAGAACCTATGACTTTGAAAGCACTCTTTAGAGAGCGTATCGAGGCCGGCCTCGATATGCCCTCACAATTCTTTCACACTTTTGTGAAGGATCAAACAAAAATAGGCCGGAAATAAGGAAACAAGAAACATGAACCAAGTAACAAAAAAAGAAAAATCAGACGTGGCTCTAACGAGTATGTTTGAACAAGACAAAGCTGGCGGCATGGACCAGATGGGGCAGGGCGATTTTGCTATGCCTTTTTTGAGAGTGTTAGGACAGCTAAGCCCTGAGGTAAACGAAAGGGATGCCAAGTATGTAAGTGGTGCTAAGGCAGGTATGATATTCAATACCGTGACTAAGCAGGCATATGATGGTGTAGAGGGTGTCAACGTAATACCATGTGGTTATAAACGTGAGTACGTTGAATGGAGTGATAGAGGCGAGGGCACAAGTGCTCCTGTTGCAATTCACTCAGTAGCAAGTGGTATCATTAATGATGCTACTAGAGGAGCTGACTACAAAGACAGATTACCAAATGGTAATTATCTTGAGAACACAGCTTCTTATTTTGTTATGTTGCCGGACATGCAACAAGCGTTGATTACTATGAAATCTACTCAACTGAAGGTAAGTAGATCATGGAACTCAATGATGAACAGTATCAAACTTCAAGGTAAGAATGGACTGTTTACTCCGGCTGCTTACAGTCACGTGTACAAACTAAGTACAGTGCAACAATCAAATGACAAGGGGACTTGGTTTGGTTGGAACATTGAAAAGGTTGGTCCCGTACAAGATAAAAATATGTACGAGGCTGCAAAACAGTTTGCTTCGAGCGTTAGTAACGTTCAGGTGAAACATGGTGAAGGTGAGACTAAGTCCAAACCACAGGACTCAGTACCCTTTTAATCATGATGGGCTCATGGATTGACTCCCCCCTCTTCATGGGCCTACTTGAAGATAACTATACATACGAAATAAAAGAAAGGAAAGAAAAGAAAAATGCCGAGACCAAGAATATGCCCAACATGCAATCAGAAATTCGATATAACGAAATGGCAAAAAAGTAAAATTTATTGCACCGAAGTTTGTAAACCAACTTGGAGACCAAACAGAGGTGGTGCTATAGGGAGACCTAAAGCAAAAAAATGAAATTTAAAGAAATATTTGAAGGCAACAATAGTGCCTATGGTCAGTTAATTTTATCAGGCGCAACAACTGAAAAAGGTAAAGCTGAAGGTAAAGCTTTTATAAAACGTCAACCAGTTACAGACATACTTTGGGAAGAACATCTAGATGGTAAAGATCCTGCTCTTGGTGTCATACCTATCAACGAAGATAACATGTGTAAGTGGGGATGTATTGATGTAGATCAATACAACCTAGATCATTTGTCTATTATGCGTAACATAAAAGGTTTTGGCTTTCCATTAGTGACTTTTAGATCAAAGTCTGGTGGGGCACATCTATTTTTATTTGCTAAAGAATTTATACCTGCAATATTAATGCAGTCCAAACTGAAAGCAATGGCCGAGGCTTTGGGTTATGCGGGTAGTGAGATATTTCCAAAACAGACTGAGATATTAACAGAGCGTGGAGACACAGGAAACTTTTTAAACTTACCATATCACGGTGGTATTAGAGGATTACGTTATACATTTATGGCTGGTGGTGAAGCTGCTAGTTTAGAATCATTCTATTCTATCTATGATGAGTGGGTACAGACAAAAGAACAGATAGAAAATATTATTGTCAAGCAGAAAGCAGAGAGCAACGATGCTTTTAAGGATGGTCCACCTTGTTTAAATAAATTGGCTCAGGATGGTTTTGGTGAAGGATCGCGGAACAATGCTTTGTTTAACGTAGCTGTGTATCACAAGCAGGCTAACCCAGATAACTGGGAGGACATGTTGATGTCTGACAATCAGAATTATATGAACCCACCTTTATCTTTTCAAGAGGTGCAACAATTAATAAAATCTGTTGGTAAACGTGGCTATGATAAATACAGATGTAAAGAACAACCAATATGTGGTGTCTGTAATGCTGCAAAATGTAGAACAAAAAAGTTTGGTGTTGGTTTTGAAGAAGAACAAATGCCAGAGCTAGATACGCTAACAAAGATTACATCTAACCCACCACAATGGTTTTTAAACGTTGGTGGTAAGAGAGTGGAGTTAAAAACAGAACAGCTACACAACCCTAACTTATTTGCAATTGCAGTATTAGATCAAGCAAACGTAGTGTCACCGATACCAAAAGCACAAGACTGGAGGGAAGTTTA